GAAGCTCGCGGCCTGCGTTTTACGATCAGCGGCGTTTTACAGGCCCACGTGAGCCTTGCGCTAGGACAACAATACCAAGGCCGCGACTGTAAGGTTTGGCTGGCTTTGTTGGCTGAAGACTACTCTGTTTTACCTGACCCTGTTTTGACATTCAGCGGGCGCATGGATGTGATGGATATTGAAATTGGCACCACCGCCACGATCACCATCAGCGCCGAGAGCCGCTTGGCCGATTGGGACGTTCCGCGCTCGCGCCGTTATACCCACTCCGATCAGCAAATTGATTACCCCGGCGATATGGGTTTGCAGTTTGTTCCGCAGATGGCCGAAAAAACTTTGCGCTGGGGGTATTGAAATGGGTATTGAGATGCTTAGGCGTTTAGAAAACTGGCCCGAAAAACTTGCAGAACAAATCGCGCTTGCGCAAAACACGCCGTACCAAATAGGCGTTCACGACTGCCTGCGCCTGAGCTGCAAGGTCATCGAAGCCATGACTGGAAAAGACTACTGGCCCCAGTTTGCGGGCTATACCACCCGCCGCGAAGCCGTTGAAAAGTTGGCCGAATACGGAGACAGCCTAGAAGCCGCCGCCGCTACCGTTTTAGGCGTAACGCCCAGCCCGCGTTTTAGTGCGTCGAGGGGTGATCTGCTGATTGTTAAAGACAAATATGGCGAGCACTTGGGTGTTTGCACGGGTTCTAGCGTGGCGGTTTTAGAGCACAACGGCCTTTTGATGCTGCGCCTTGACCATAGCGCGGTTGGGAATTGTTTGAAGGTGGGTGCGTAATGCCGGTTTCAGTCGTTATTGCAGCGGTGGCAAGTTACGCAGGCGCAGCCGCCGTGGCCTTTGTTGGCGTTGCAGCCGCAAGTTTTGCGGGCGCTGTCATTGCAGCCGGCGTCACCATGGTAGTTGGCGGGGTTCTTAGAAATGCAGTCAAAGGAAATCCATCAACATCCGGCCCCGGCTTCACCGCCGAGGCCCAAGGCCGCGATCAGATGGTGCGCTCCAGTACCGCTACCCGCACCATCGTTTACGGTCAATCTATGGTGTCCGGCCCTTTGGTTTTTGCGGCGGCATCAGGAACCAAAAACGACACCATTCACCTTGTCGTTGCAGTTGCCAGCCATGAGATTTTTCAGTTTGAAAAAATATTCTTTAACGACGAAGACATCGTAATAAATAGCAGCACTGGCGCTGTCAATAACGCAAAATACGCCGGCCACGTCAAAATCAACCTCCACCACGGAACCCCTGGCCAGCAAGCCGACGGCGATCTCGTAGCTTTAGGCCAAGGATGGACAACCGCCCATAAACTCTCTGGCATCGCCTACGTTGTCGTTCGCTTGACCTTTAGCACCGACGTATTCCCCACCGGCATTCCCAATATCAAATGCCAAATCAAAGGCAAAAAGGTTTATGACCCGCGCAACGGTTCGACCGTTTACAGCGCAAACCCAGCGCTTTGTGCGCGTGATTATTTAGTCAGCAACTACGGCCTTCGGGCAGACACAGCCGACATTGACGACGCTATGGTGGTCGCCGCTGCAAACGTGTGCGATGAACTGATCTCTCGGCCATATCCACTTGGCAATGAGTACCGCTACACCTGCAACGGCGTGGTCAATTTAGACAGCACCCCGCGCAGCGTGATGGAATCTATCATGAGCTCGATGGCGGGCTTTATGGTGTTTACCGGCGGCAAATACAAACTGCACGCTGGCGCCTATACCGCGCCCACGGTAACGCTGACCGCCGACGATCTGCGCGCATCGGTTCGCGTTCGCCCGCACTTAAGCCGCACCAGCCTTTTTAACGCCGTCAGAGGCACGTTTGTGGACCCCAGCAACTACTGGCAACCCAACGATTTCCCAACCGTTTCCAACTCAACCTACGCCTCGCAAGACGGCGGCGAGGTTATTTGGCGCGACATGGCGCTTCCCTACACCACCAGCACCTCGACCGCCCAGCGTATTGCCAAAATCATGCTGGAGCGCAGCCGCCAAGGCATCACGGTCGAGCTTTCCTGCAAGCTCACCGCATTCAAGATTTCTACGCTTGACACCGTAATGGTTACGCTTTCGCAGATGGGTTGGGCGGCCAAAGAGTTTAAGGTTTTAGAGTGGAAACTTAGCCCAGACGGCGGCGTTGATCTCACCCTCCAAGAAGAAACCGCCGCAAGTTACCAGTGGAACTCAGGCATGGAAACGGTAGTTGACCCCGCGCCGGATACCAACCTCCCCAACGCTTTCAGCATTTCAGCGCCAGGCGCGCCCAGCATTACCGAAAACCTCTATGAGACCACGGGCAGCGCAGGCGTTAAAACCCGGGCTTTGGTTTCATGGGTGCAGGCGCAAGACGCTTTTGTTTCGACCTATTTGCTTGAATACAAAAAGACCGAAGAAGGCACCTGGACCGTTGCGCCCGTTTTACGTGACACCCAGTTGGCAATTGAAGACCTTGAGCCGCGCTCCTACCAGTTTAGAGTTCGCGCCGTTAATACCATTGGCGTTCGCAGCGCTTACAGCCCGATCACCACCAAAACCCTTTTGGGCTTGACCGCGCCGCCTGCCGACGTGGTGAATTTCAGCGTCAGCAAAATCAGCGGCATAGCCATTGCCAATTGGAATTTGATTCCTGACCTCGATGTAAGAATCGGCGGGCGCATCGTGATTCGCCACAGCGCCATGAGCTCCGGAGCAACCTGGGCCGATGGCATTATTTTGGAAGAGTTTGGCGGCGATTCAGTCACCGGCGTGTTGCCTTTGATCGGCGGCACCTACATGGCCAAAGCCAAAGACAGCACCGGGACGTTTAGCACCAACGCAGTGTTTTTTGTGGCAACGGAAGGCTTAATTACAGGTTACAACACCGTTGCAACCATCGTTCAAGCGCCCGATTTCTTAGGCGCAAAAACCAATATGGCGGTTCTTGATGGCGCTTTGCGGCTTGACGGCGTAGGCACTATTGCGACTTACCCCGGCTTGGTCAGCACTTGGCCAAAGATTGGAAGTCTAGGCGGCATCAGCACATCGGGCGAGTATGAGTTTGACGCGGTTTACGACTTTGGCAGCGTTGCAACTCGGCGTTTTTCGAGTGAGATTTCTACCTTAAGTTTTGATACTGGCGACACGATCGCCTGGCGCGGCTTGGTCAGCGAGTGGGACAGCGTTACAGGCACGACCGTCAACGATTGCGACCTTACTTTGTACGCCGCAACCACCCAAGACAACCCCGCTGTCAGCCCGACTTGGAGCGATTGGACGCCGTATTTTGTAACCGAGTTCACTTGCCGGGCCATTAAGCACCGCATTGACGTTACCAGCGCCAGCCCGACCCATAACTTATCCGTCAGCACTCTCACCGTGCGAGCCAAAGTGCCCGCATAAATTAAAAAATTAAACGAAAGGTAAAACACTATGAGCCAACACGACATGAACCTTGCAGACGCCGCCGGCGCCGCATTTTTAGCCGACTTGAATTTAGCGCTCCCAGCGCTGGCATCCAACAATAGCGGCGCAACGGCTCCAGCGACCACCTTTGCTTACCAATGGTGGGCAGATACGACCACCAACATTTTGAAGCAGCGCAATAGCGCAAATTCCGCTTGGATTAACCGCTTTGATTTAACCACCGCACTGCCTTACGCGATCGGAACCCCAACCGCATCGAGCGTGTTGCGCGGGGACGGTTCTTGGGGAGATGTCAGCGCGTCCAAATATTTGTTTGACCGCCTAGACAACACCGCCACCATTTTTACCAAAACCGCCAACGCCACTGCCAGCGTCAAGGCTTACACCTCGGTTTATGCCCGGAACGCCTTAATCAGCGTCAGCGCTACGGCGCAGGCAGTGGTGATGCCCACTTTAAGCATCGGTACGGATTACGCAATTTACGCCTGCGACGATTTAACTTTCCGGGCTGATTCGAGCTTTACAGCGCCAACTGGCTACACCACTGCAAACTCGCGCCGCATTGGTGGTTTTCATTATTCACCCGGCGGCCATTCCGGGAGCGCTGGAGGTGGAAACACTACCCCGCAAATCAACGAATACAGCTTTTGGGACTTGAAATTCAAGCCTGCGGCCAAAGACCCTCGCGGAATGACTTTGGTGGCCGGCGCGTTTTGGCGTGATATTTACTTACTTGGAGTTGACCATCAAACCAACGGAACTTCAAAATACGCCGTGACGATTGCAGACGGCTCCAGCCCACCTAAAGTCCCAGCGCTCTTTGGAGGTAATGGGTCTACGACCTACTCGGGCCTCGACTGGTTTGCAGCGTCAGAAATCATGAAAAGCCATGGTAAGCGCTTGATGACTTACGACGAGCTTTCTGCCAGCGCGTATGGGACAACTGAAGCATCATCCATCGGCACAGATCAAGTAACAACCCAATGGAACGCAGCCTACGTATCAAAGTGGGGCGCAAATCAGGTCAGCGGCGTTATGTATGTATGGTCAAGCGAATTTGGTGGAGGCGCAGCCGGCGCAGCATGGACTGCAAATACAGGCGGGCGAGGCTCTACGTATCAGATGGAAAACGCCATGATTTTCGGCGGCGGCTGGGACTACGGCTCGCTCTCCGGTTCGCGCTGCTCGCTCTGGAACCCCTCGCCCACGCACTCTGGCACCAGCATTGGTGTTGCTGGCGCCTGTGACCACTTGGTTCTTGAATAAACAGGCGAAAGCCTGTTTTGTAAACGAATGACTCCAGAACCAGACGCAGTTACGAGCTACGACCAAATGGCGATCGTAGAGAAATATGAAACTGTAATTTCGTATTTATACCCGCTTGCTCAAAATATACCAAGCAAGCATGGAGTTGCAAAAAAAATGTTTTTAGAAAGCCTGCTTGGGCAGGTTTCATTATTTGTTGAAGCCGGGAAGTCAAACCAAATTTCCCGGCTTTACACCGCCGACGCTGGCCTTGCCACGTTGCGGTTTTGGCTACGGTTTTTATCAAACAAAAATGTGAAATGTATTACTCAAAATCAGGTTCAAACGTCACAAGCGTTGATTGCTGAGATTGGGAAAATGCTTGGCGCATGGATGCACAAATACAAACGTAGAGGGCAGCATGGGTATTAGCGCCATGATTTTCGGCGGCAACTGGGACAACGGCTCGAACTCCGGTTCGCGCTGCTCGAACTGGAACAACTCGCCCACGAACTCTGACAACAACATTGGTGTTGCTGGCGCCTGTGAGGACATGAAAGATTACAAAATAACACTCTGTCACCGCTACGGCATGGCAGGTGGGCCTTCATTCATGTGGTCAGCCGTGCTGTCCTGCCTTGGCGAATACATTTTTAGGTTCGGAAAAACGACGAGTAACCCTTGGAAACAATGGGCGAAAGTCGCGTCCGGCTCAAAAAAGGTTTGCTATGGGTAAAAAATACAAACGCTTGATAGAGCAAATTTCAACAATAGAAAACCTGCGCCTGGCTTATGAAAAAACGCTTAAGTCAAAAAGATTGACGTGGGGTTATCTTGAATTTAAAGAGTATGCCGAATCCAACCTTTTGACCCTTCAGTCTGAAATATTAGACCAATCTTGGAAGCAGGGCGAATACCGGCAATTTACAGTTTACGAACCAAAAGCTAGGTTAATTTCTGCGCTAGATTTTAAAGACCGCGTGATGCAACACGCAGTAGTCAACATCATCGGCCCCATTTTTGAAAAAACGCTTTTACCTAGTACTTTTGCTTGCCGCGAGGGCATGGGCACACACGCTGGTGTTCGCAATGTGCAATCCGCATTGCGTAGAACCCAAGCCACCCATTTTTTAAAGATGGATTACAGCAAATTTTTCCCAAGCGTTCAAAGAAAAACTTTGCATGAGCTGGTTGAAAAAAAAATATCTTGCCAAAAAACACTTGATCTGATTGCAGAAATGGTGCCAAGGCAAGGGCTTGGGCTGCCGATCGGGAGCCTGACAAGCCAATTATTTGCAAACGTCTATGGCTCTGAGACAGACCGGTTTATCCAGTTCAACCTAAGAGCCAAAAACTGGACGCGTTACATGGACGATATTGTCATCCTATCGAGCAACCCTTACGAGCTGCGACATTGGTTTGAAGATATTGAATATTTCAGCCTTAGCCGTTTGGGTATGCGAATGAGCCGCTGGCAAGTCAGCTCTACAAACCGCGGCATTAACTTTCTTGGATACCGAATTTGGCCGCATTACAAATTGCTAAGAAAGCAATCGGTCACCCGGGCAAAAAGAAAAATTAAACACATTAAAAAACATGGCGACCAAGATGCAATGAATCGATTTTTAGCATCTTGGAAAGGCCACGCAAACCACGCCAATACCAAAAACCTTTTTAACGCAATGGAGATTTAAATGATAAACACCCGCGCTGATTTAGACGCCTTAGAAGGCACCCCCGCCCATGCTGAATTCATGGGCCTACTTGCTGGAAGCCTCTTCACGCTTCGCAAAGACGACGATCTTGCCACTTGGGTCGCTGACCAAAACAACGACACGATTAATCGGTTTGGGTTTACCCGCGCTGATTTCAAAAATGTAGTTGCGCCAGCGTTGCCAGAGTATGTCCCGCCCGTTATCCAATCCGAGCCCGCGCAAAGCCCGGCTGAAATTATTGAAGCCTTACAAGTTCGACTGGCAGCGCTGGAGGCAAAGGCGTGAGCCTACTAGACCCCCGCCTTTGGTTGGTTTTGATTGTGGCTTTTGGCCTGACATTTTGGGCCGGCCACCACAAAGGGTACGCGCTCTCCGAGCTGGAGCAATCCGTGGCTATTGCCGAGGCCAATGCCCACTCCGCGCAAGTGGAAAAAGTGATGACCGAAGAACTCACCAAGATGACCAACAAACTGAGGGAAAACCAAAATGCTGCTAAAGCCAAAATTGAAACTTTGCGCACTGATATTGCCAATGGTGCTGTCCGGCTGTCAGTCGGTACGAAAACCGGTGTTTGTGCCGCCACAGATACCACCGCTGCCAGCGGAGATCAGCAAACAAGAACCGAACTTGACCCAAAGACTGCTGACGCTCTTGTCGCCATCACCGCAGACGGAGACAGCGCCATCCGCAAACTCAACGCCTGCGTTGATTCCTACAACCAAATCGCAAACCAAGTGAGGCTTAAATGACTGAAGTAAACGAGGCGCTGAGTCCTAATTTCACGCTTGATGAACTCACCCACACCGACCACCGCGAGTTTGACAATACGCCCAATGACGCAGAGTTGGCCAACCTGTACCGACTGGCCGGTTTGCTGGAACAGGTCAAGCACGTGCTTGGCGGTAAACCCGTGATGGTCAATTCGGCTTTTCGGTCTAAACAGGTCAATGACGCCGTGGGAAGCAAAGACACCAGTCAACACCGCCATGGATGCGCAGCCGATATTCGCGTTCCAGGCATGACCCCCGATGAAGTAGTCCGCGCGGTAATTTTTGCAGGGGTTCCGTTCGATCAAATCATCCGTGAGTTTGACCGGTGGACCCACATCAGCATTCCAAACACTGTGGACGCAAAGCCACGCAAATCAGCCTTAATCATCGACAAACAAGGCACCCGCGCGTTTGCTTAACGCACACACACGCTAAAATTCAAGCACTAACCTCCCTGCGTTTTCGGACGCTTTAAACCCCTGCCATTTTTATGCGCTGGGGTTTTTTTTCGCTGGCGCTTTTACCATTCCAACCCAGTCTTGGCCGGCGTACTTGTCGCCATCTTGCCGAACGTGGGTGTAGCGCTGCAAGCCCTGCCAAGTTCGGTGCCCACTCACGCAGGCCACCTTCGGGATACTCCATCCCATCTCAAACAATCGGCTGATTCCCTCATGGCGCAGATCATGAAAATGCAAGTCTTCAATCGCTAAAAACTGACACGCCCGCCGAAACGCCGTGCCGATAGATTCGGCGCTGTAAGGCCAAATCCGGTCCTTGGTTTGTGGCCTTTGGGTAATGATGGCCAAAGCCTCTGGCGTGAGCTGCGTGGCCACGTCGTTGCCTAGCTTTTCCCCGGGGTTTTTCATGTTGCGGATGGTAATTTCTGCGCTCGGACTATGCAAATCAGCCCACACCATCCGCGTAATTTCTTCTTGGCGGCGCGTTGAAAACAGCGCAAAAAGCATGATGGCTCGCATGGGCAACACATTGGGCCGGCGCGCTTCCTGCAAACCAAAATAATGCAATAGCCGTTTCAGCTCGTCAAGGGTAGGGCGGCGCGTTCGCTGGCGAGATCGCTGCGTCAAACCTAGACGCGCCAAAACGACCCTGGCATCGTCCATCGCGCCTCGGTCTAGGGGGTAGCCCCAAGCGGGACGCGCAACGCTAAAAACGCTGCCTAGATGCGACATATAGTTCAAAACCGTTTGCGGCTGCGCTTTGATCGACTTGGCAAAGCTGACCAAGTGCTGGCTTTTAATTTCCGAGCACTTCATCTCGGCCAAGCTCGACTCGCTGATCGTGCGCAAAACCTGCGTCTTGGTCTTGCCGTGGGCCTTTAGATTCTCGGCGCTGTATTTTTCAATCACCAGCGCCAGCGTCGGGTCTTTAGGTTTATCCAAAGCGCCCGGCTGCGCCAGTTCGGTCTCCCGCTTTTTAAGCCAAGCCTTCGCAGCCGCCTCACGCTCAAAGGTCTGCGTCTGGGCATGGATAATGATGCCGCCACGGCGAAGGCGAATTTGGGCGGTATAAGACGTTTTACCGTCCGATCTGACGCGCTGAGTGATGGTCCCCATAGGATTTCCAGTGCTACATAAAAACTTTGTAGCACTGAATGTAGCACTGAAACTGCAAAAATAGGTTAAAAAGGGATTAAATGGAACATAAAGAGACACCGCGCCAACCCTCAGTTTTCACTGACAAAAGCGGGTTTCAGAGGCAAGTTTATTTAAGCATTGCACCGATGATGGATTGGACAAACAAATAAAAAAACCCCAACAAAATCAAAGGCTTGATCGTATTGGGGTTTGCTTTGTAGCACCGGTTGTAGCAACCGATGTGCTACGCGCTTAGTCTGTTTGCGTGTTTATCGGACCGCCATTGCCAATATTATTTAGTCTTTCAAGTTCAGATGTGCCGTGAACGTAAACCTCGCGGATGTTTTTCTTTATCCAGTCCTCATTCATGCCGTTAAAAGGCCCATCGGGTGTTGCCCAAGTCAATCCTTGGTTTTTAAAGGCATTCAAAGCCTCATCAAAATTTCGGAAAAAACAGCCAAAGATTTCATAGCCAAAAAGCGTTTGATTTACAGGCTCTTGTGCTGGCTGTGCAGCGGGTGGGGTGGTGTAGAGGTCATATGTTCCGTCCGCAAGAATTCTTGCTGCAAAAGAAATACGCCCGTCCTCTACCATCATGCTTGCCACCATCCCCTCCACAGGTGCTGGCTGTGCCAAGGCTGCTTTGATGGCGGTAATGGCTTCACTGTGTGTAATCACTGCGTCTTTGTGTGGCTTGCTCCATTGCAACACCTCAAGCACGGTTTCCATTACTGACCGTTGAATTGTGATATGTGTCATTTCATTCTCTCTGTAGAACAAGCGGCAACGAGGCAAGCAAAATAGAACACCCTGTGTAAACGCTTACACCATAGCCCCTGCTATCAAAGTTGTAGCCATTCAGCCACGCTAACAAAGCACATATAAAAAGTATTGCTACGGATGCTGTCGCATTAATCAGCAACTTTTTATTTTGCTGTGCTTTTGTCGGTTCGCTCGGGAATCGAGGTTTGAGCATGTCATCAAGTTCTGCTTCAATCTTGGCCAACTTTACGTTCATTTTTTCGTAGTCTCTTGCTAGGTGTTGTTCAAGTCCGTTCATGCGTTTCCCTCCTTAAGCCATTCTTGAATGTAAACAAATGCAACTAAATAATTGCCATTTCCGGCAAGCCGTGCAGCCTCCCAGAATTGCGCCTCCGTCAACCCCACCCAAGGGCGTTGCTGTGGGGTGGTGTAAAAAGGTTGGCCAACAGAAAAAACTTTTCCTTCGGCAAATTTTAATGTTGCATCTTCACGCATCCACGCCACAGGCTCCTGTGCTGGCTGTGCTGGCTGTGCTGGCTGTGCTGGCTGTGCTGGCAGTGTGAGATAAACAGGCTTTGCGCCTTTTTCGTTGGGTTTGGCTTCCATAAACTTTCCAAACCCTCCCGGTGTTTCAATTGTTTTTAGCCAAGTAAGAGGCTCATGCTGTGCTGGCTGTGCCCGGTTCACCTCGTCAAGAAGATTAGCTTTTACATCGCCGACAAACTTTTGCGTCATCTCTTTTTCACTTAGCCAAGTATTGGCTTTCAGTGTTGTCAGAAAACGCTTTGCATCCGCTTCGGACTCGAAAGTTACAGGTATTCCCGCAATCATCTCTTGCCACTGGCTGTGTATGTACGGCAAGGGTGTTGGCACAGCTAAGGCTGCTTTGATGGCGGTGATGGCTTCTTCTGCTTTAGGGTTTGCAGTTGTCCATAACGCCTCAAGCACGGTTTCCATTGCTGACCGTTGAATTGTGATGTGTGTCATTCTGTTGCCTCCTTAATTCCGTGGGCGGCTTGCAGCGCCTCTTTAATATGTTGAAATTCGGACAAAGCCAAGACCGCTAAAAACCAAAAGGCGACCGCATAAGATTGAACATAAAGCGCAATTGCACTTCCAATAAAAATAATTATGCGGCCAATGTCAAGGTGTATTCTCATATTTCTTTTCCCTTCAAACATTCAATGCAAGAACAATAAGCAGTCCCGCAATTTGCAGGGAGTGGCTGCTGCGTTAGGCCGCGCCAAGTTTTCTTTTGTTTGAGTGAAATGTAGTTGCAATTTTGTGCTTTTTCAATGTACGCTTCCGCAATCATCCAACGCCCTTTTTGAAATTTGGAATACAAAATACAGTCGATTTTTGTTTTGCCGGCAAGCGTCACTTGAACCTGATAAATTCCCTCCCGCACCGGTTTGACTTCCGGCGGGAACCACCCCGTCAGTTTTGCATCAGCCATTCGCCTTCTCCCCCTGGTGCGTACAAGCCCAAATCAAAGCGCCAACCCAGCCGATAAACGTCCAACCCAAAAGCAGGTTGGTCACTGCAATCGGCATTCGGTTTTTGTGCCTTCTAATGTTGGCAACAAACATCGGCAAAAAATACAACGCAATCACTATCAAAACAATCATTGAACCTGTCATTTTTTTTCTCTCCCTTTAAAAAAATAAAACTAAACTACCTCAAAAACTCACTCTAAAACCCACGCCCCAAGCCTTTGCCAGCTCAATAAATCCGTCATAACCCACGCGCTGCCAATCCGCATCGCCCAAAGGGTTTTTGTGCGCTTCTACAAATAGACCGGTAAGGCCCCGGCCAGTGGGTTCGCCTTTGCGTAGGTTTTTAAGTTTGCCGTTAGAGACGGCGTTGTAAATCGTAAACCGACTAAAACCCGCATCCACAATTTCAGTGGTGGTTTTAGGTGTCATACAGAATTGCACTACCAGCTCCGTTTTTGTCACAATCCCACCCCCGCAAGCTGGCGCGCCTCTTTGACAGCGGCTTCACGGCGTTTGTCAATGTAGGCGGCTAAGTCAACCAGGTGGATTCCTTTGGCTGCTTTTTGGTTTGCGCCTTCAATCCGAATCATGGGGATGTCGATCTCGCCCATGCTGGCTTTGCGAATAAATTTAATGGGTGAGAGGTGCGGAAAATAATCTCGCACCACGATCTCCACAGGAACCACGCTTTGCGCGTTGTATTGCGCCATGAGCAAATATTGGGTGTTCATTGCTTTTTGCCTTTTCTAAATTGCCAAAATTTCAACGTCATGGGGTTTTTTGCGGTTGTCCATGATGGCGCGAATGCGCGCCTCCGTCAGCCGGTGGCAGCGAACCACCGTGCGGTGCGAGAGCTGATCTAAAAGGCCGGCGTAGTCTTCTAAGATCGAGCGCACCGCCTGTATCCCTGGGCCGTCTAAGCGCAGCGGTTTGCCAGCCTGGTGACGCCGCCCGGCCATTGCCAAAGCCGTTACCGCGTCCATCAATAGGCCGCTTGCGTCTTCAACAATGCCCATGGCAACAAAGGTTTCCATGAGGTTCACCGCGTCCGAACAAACCCGCCAGTCGTTGGTGCTTGGGTTGTCGCCGCCCTCAAGGCTGGCCAAGCCCTGCCACATGACCGTGAGCTGGTGTAGCCGTGATTTCTCAGGCAAAGGCGCAGTCGCGCTCGCTAAGATTTCATCGACCAACGAGTAGGTCAAAACATAAACCGGCGCTTTCTTGCGCCTTGGCTTGGCAAATTTACTCGGCATGGCTTTGCCCGCTCTCGTTCTCAGCCTGGCTTTGCAACTGATTCAACGCCGTTTTATGGACCGCATCAATGTCAATCTCCACAATCGGCAGATCGGTGATTCCGTAGTCTTTGCGGAGCTGGCGTTGAATATCGAGTGCCGCGCCTTGGGCCGGGCTGCAAGGGCGTCCGGCTGCGGGTAAAAAGTCGGTTTTGATGGCGATGCTGCCCTTGGGCGTGTCGGTGAGGGTGATGGTTACGCTTGGCATGATTCCTCCGTAAGTTCGGTAATGTCTTTTTGAATGGTTTGGACGCGCGGCCCCATGACGATCTGAGTGGCCCAGCCGACCGGGTGGCCGTCAATGCCCAAACGAACGCGCTTAACGTGTTGAACGCTGCGCTTGGTTTTAGCCATCCATTCTTGGGTGCGAATGTGGTGCGCGAGGCACTCTACGAGGCGTTTTCGCATATCAAATTTCATGGCGGATTCATACGTCCAGCCGTTCCATTTCATGCGCTCAAATGCCTCTTGGCGGTGCGCCTGGGTTACTTCGGGCATTTCGGCCAGCATGGTGTTGATGGCGCTATTCACAAAATCACCCCGCTCATGGTTAAAAAATAACCAATCAGGCCGAGGGCAAAAATGATGGTGCCCACAATTAAGATTCCAATGGTTAAGTTGCCAACCATGTCCAAAACCTCCCAAGTGGGGTCAAGGTCAGGCTTTGGCATGGGTTCGCCGTTGTAGTCCGAGGGGACGTCGCCGGCAGAAATATCGCGTGTGGGTTTAATCATCACATCGCCTTCGTTGGTGGTGTACAAAAGACGCTTCCGTCTTCTAAAACCACGGCGCGCTGGTTGCGGCCGCACATCGTTGCCGCTGCTTTGGCAAAGCGCTCCTGGGCGGCTTGGGTGGCCTCGGATTGGATTGCGGCTTCAAAGTCTTGGGCTGGGTCAGCCTCAAAATTTGTGTCTAAATAATGAGCGGTTCCGACCAGCATCGCTAAGAGCCAAGCCAAACCCCAGTTTTTTGTTCTTTCCATTTAGTCCTCCTATCACGCCGGGCACTGCGGCGTGTAGGTGGATTATTAGCCACAGCGTAATTGTTTGTCAATAGCCTTGGCGTAAGTTTTTAGAAAAAATTTATAGGCTGTCTAGCAGCCTATGAAAAATAGTCGTAAATAAGACGTTATTGAAGGCGTGTGAGCCTTTGAAGTTTCCAGTTGTCGCCGCTTTTAGCAGTGACGCAGGTCACATAGAGGCTGGCTTCGCCTTTTCCAGGCGCCATACCTACAAAACGAGCGCCCACACTCCAACTGCCATCCCTGTTGTCAACCGTTGTCCAATTCCAGTATTGGCCCCAGTCTTTGCTAACGTACCCGCTTTTTTCTAAAAATTGTTTGCAAACATTACGCGCCGCTGGCTCGCTGGCGTTTGAATGTGTTGCAAAAATAAAACTGCCAGCTAAAACTACCGCATATTTCTTAAATTTTCCCATTGTTTATCCCTAAAACTTGTCGTCATTACTTGCCTTCAGTACCCGTTTTTGGTTGCGTAAGAGCGTCCAGCAAGCGCACCGCAGTTGACCATTGATCGGGCGGCAAAGCCTCCATCAATAACCAGGCTTTGGCACGCTGATCTTCTTTTTGATGCAATTCCCAATAGCTCGGAGGGGTATCCATCCAGCCCGTTTCCAGCGATAGCTTCTCTTCGATTTTTCTTGCCAAATCGTCGCCCATGGCTCGCGGTTTTCCCGTTTTGCTGTGGGGTGCTTTGGTCCTAATTTGTGAAAGTGTTGCGTCGGTTCTTACTAAACCGATGGCTTCATTGAGGTCCGCAAGGCTGTCATTGTGCATTTTTAGCAGCATGTGTAGCCGTAAAAGGCGGGTTTCGGCAATGGTTTGCATGGTGTTTATTTGATAGCCAATGTTTAAATAAGTAAATTACGCTAAAGCTATTGACATATACTTACGCCATGGCTAATAATGCAGATATGAACTTTAAAGATTGGGTCAATGGGCAGCGTGGTCGATCTCTTGCGATTGCACGTGCATTGGGCGTTTCCCCGCCCGTGGTTTCCGATTGGGTCTCTGGAAAAAAAGGCGTCCCAATGGAGCGTTGCGTACAGATTGAAGTGGCTACCAAAGGCGAAGTCACTCGCAAAACCCTGCGACCCCACGACTGGCAAAAAATTTGGCCTGAGTTGTCCCAGGCTGAAAAAGCCCAAGCCTGAGTTTTTCATGCGCTTTGTGCAAACACCCATCACTTTGATGCCTCAAGGCTTTGCCGCTTGGCCTCAGTCACGTATTCGGTTAAACGCTCCAGCGCAGGCTGATAAAGGCCAGCAACCGCCCGTTGCGCGGCTTGGTGCCCACTATGTAACGGTTGGCCTTTGCCCATGCTGCCAACGGCCTCTTGCAAATCCAAACGAAAGCGCTCAGTGATCGTTCCAACCACCAACTTCCCCTCGATCTCAAGCTGCGCCAGCGCGGCTGATAAGAGCAAGGTCGTTACGTGGTTAGCGGCCTTGAGTTCTCTGATTTCGTTTTCGATGTTCATGGTATTTCCCCGATTGGGAGGTGGTTGCAATGAATGAAGTATCAGCAATGGTCAATGAGATGACCAGAAAGAACGAGCGAGTGGTCTTGCACTCCCTTGCAGACACCGGCCAAGCCAAGGCGGCTACTCTTATGGGACTAAGTGAGAGCACGGTTTCCCGAATGAAAGACGGGCAGATTCATGCGATCTGCCAGCTTATAAGCGCCTGCGGCCTTAAGGTAGTCCCGGCCAAGTACAAGTGCCTAGACCCCATTAAAGCGCAAGCCATGGTGACGCTTTACGAAGCGGCTTTGGCGCGTATCAGCAACCCGATTGAATTACTGTGGGGCGAAGATTGAGCATTAACACCCTGCGCCCTGGCATCACCCTTCGCACCGCCGAAGGGATGCTTAATTTCATCCACGGCTACGAAGACCGCGAGGTTTGGATTCAAGTTGGCCAAGCGCTTAAAGGTGAGTTTGGCCACGATGCGTTTGAGAGCTGGGCAGCGTGGTCCGAACAGGCTTCTAATTTTTCTGCGAAGGCTTGCCAAAGTAGCTGGCGCGGGTTCAAGTCGAATTACTCTATCGGCACGATCATCAAGTTTGCCCGCGAGGGCGGCTATACCTTTGACAAATCCGACCAACCCACGGCGACCCCCGCCGAGGTAGCGCGTAAGCGCATGGAGCGTATCAATCGCGTTGAGGCCGAAAAAGCCGAGCGACGCGTTTTGGCATCAAACGCCCAAACCCGCGCCTTGGCTGATTGGCGCTCCAGCGATACCACCGGCCAAAGCGATTACGCCAAGCGCAAAGGCATTGACTCGCCCGAGAGCGTTCGCTTTATTGCGCCAGCCCAAGGCGGCGGCTTGGTGGTTCCCATGGTTCGCTATGACTTACCCAAAGACCAAGCCCTCAAAGGCCTGCAATTTATTTCGGACGATGGCTCCAAAAAATTTACCTACGGCATGGAAAAGCCTGGCGCTGCGTGTCGGCTTGGTACGGTAGTAGAGGGCGCACCGATTTTTATTTGCGAAGGCTACGCCACTGGCATGAGCCTGCGCATGGCTTTAGAGCGCCAGTGGGCGGTGTTTGTGGCTTTTGATGCCTATAACCTGCCAGTGGTCTGCGAAGCGGTACACAAAGCCAATCCAAGCTCCGCGCTGGTGATCTGCGCTGACGATGACTACCTCACGCAAGTTGGCGGTCGCTCGCATAACGTTGGCCGCATCCAGGCGCAGATCGCGCTTGACGCTGTGATGGACGCGGGGGCCAAGTTGGTCTGCCGCACTTACCCGATTTTTTCCGCAAAGGCTCCGAGGGGAGCGAAAGACACGGACTTCAACGACCTAGCCCGACTAGAAGGCTTGGCAGAGGTTCGCAGCCAGCTTGACGTGTGTTTTGAAGCCTTAGAACGGCTTGAAGAGTATGCATAAAAATAAATTAGGGATTAGCATGAATCAACCCCCAGACATGGACGATGAAGACGCCACGCCGCACAACAGCGGCCCAGGGGAGGGGGGCAGCAAGCCCGCCCGCCCAAAGCGCAAAAAGAAATTGGACGTAGGCAAGCTGCAAACGCTTTTTAGAAATTGGGCTTTGCAGTTCACCAGCCAAATCGTTTGGGACACCGAGACCCGAAAGCCTTACTCGGTGGCCGGGCTGCGCAACCAGTTTGGCAACGACGAAGTTCGGATGTGGATGACCTCGGACAAGCGTCGAACCGTTCACGAAAATCAGATCGTTTTTGACCCAAGTAAAAAGTGCGGACCAGCCTGCATCAATTTATTTTCTGATTTGCCTATCGTCCCCTTAGACGGTGACTGCAAGCCCATTCTTGACCTTTTAAAGCACCTTTGTGCCGACGATGAAAAGGTGGTGAGCTGGATTCTTGATTGGATTGCCTACCCTTTGCAAAACCTTGGCGCAAAGATGCCCACGGCGGTCATCATGCACGGCGATGAAGGCTCTGGCAAAAACCTCTTTTGGGAGATCGTGCAATTCTTTTATGACGAATATGGCAGCGTGGTCGGCCAAGACCAGCTTGAGTCCAAGTTCAACGATTACCTCAGCAAGAAACTTTTTATCATTGGCGACGAGGTTTTAAGCCGCCAAGAAATGCGCCACCTCAAAGGCAAGTTGAAGGCCATGATTTCAGGCAAGACCCTGCAAATCGAAACCAAGATGATGCCGGTGCGCCCCGAGGCCAATCACGTCAATTTGGTTTTTCTGTCCAACGAACTCCAACCCAACGCCCTCGATGCGTCCGACCGCCGCCACCTGGTCGTTTGGACGCCGCCAAAGCGCGACTTTTCTTTTTACAAGGAAGTTAGGCAGTGTATTGATGCCGGTGGCCGCGAGGCTTTCTATAAAACGCTGATAGAGCGCGATCTCTCCGAATTCAACCCCTACGACTCGCCGCCCGTTACGCTCGCTAAAACGGCCCTTATAGACCTTGGACGCCCCAACCCTGAAAGGTTTTATTTGGAATGGTCGCAGGGCGATCTGCCCGTTCCCTACCAAACCTGCTCGGCTGCCCAGGCTTACCGCGCCTATAAGCGCTGGGCCACGCTTCAAGGGGAGAAGTTCACCAGCGCGGCCAACTACTTCTCCCGCCAAGTCCTTCGCGAAGCCAAGTCTGCCATCGAGGTTCGCAAGTCCCGCATCGGTATCGGCAGCGGTCAAACCGTGAACCTATGGTGCGTTACCCCGCCCCCCGAAGGTGTGAATATGACCGTCTTTGCAGGTGATTGTGTAGAGCATTTTGAGACCCAATTGAGCCGCTATTTGGGAGACCAATCTTGAAAAACCCAATGAAATCAAGTGTGGATTGTTCCGATGTTCCGGTGGATAACTATATCGGAACATCATCGGAACATAGCACCGGCGCGGCTTGTGCCGATGTTCCGATGATGAGGTCAAAAGCACCCATGTGTGTGCGTGTGCGTGTGTGTGCGCGTGAAATCATCGGAACAATCGGAACATCGGCACAGCCCAATATCCATGCGGGTTTCCATGTTCCGATAACCATAAAACATCGGAACATCATCGGAACAACCTTAGAAAGTGTTTATGCTTAACTTAAATTTCAAATTTGAAGGCCTAAAAGAACTCCAAAGCAGGGTTGAAGGCTTTTCTGAGCGCCGCTTTCGGGGTGCGATTGCTACTGCCTTGACCCGTACGGCCAAGAAATCATCAGTCCAATGGCAAGACAAGATCACCGCGGTGGTCGATAGGCCCACAGCGCGCACCCAAAAGGCCACCGCGTTTATCGGTGCAAGGGCTGACAAACTCGAAGCCATCGTGCTGCTCAAGGATTCGCTATCCGGTACATCGCCCGACCAATACCTCAAGCCGCAAGAAACCGGAGGTGGTCGCCGCGTCAAGAAGTTTGAACAGGCTTTGATTAACTCAGGCGCAATGCCTCAAGGGTATGTGGCAGTGCCAGCCCGCGCAGCGTTGCGTGATGCGTATGGCAACGTAAGCCGTAGCCTTATCATCCAAGTCATCTCCCAACTAGGCCGCGACTTCAGCCCTGGCTACCAGCGCGTCATTAGTCCCAGCGCATCCAAGCGCATAGCCAAGCAAGCCCGCCTTGGGCGCAAGTACATTGCAGTCTTGCCCGGCCAAGAGAAAACCTATCACCTCAACCCCGGCATTTACCAAACGCAACCCGATGGCAAACGCTTGGCCATATTGCTTTACAAGCGCTCGGTCACTTACCGCAAGCGCCTTGACCTACTCGGCACCACATCCAAGGCAAGCATCCAGTCGCTGCTTGAATCCGAGATCAAGATTGCCATTGACCAAAACATCAGCCGCGTTCAGGCCAAGGCGAAATGACAATGGCGAACCAAGCCACTACCCCCGGCGTTAGGTACTACCAATGCACTAGCCGCGCGGGTTCATTCGAG